ATTGCAATTGGTCTTAGTATTCCTTTTAATAAGTTCTCTGCTTTTAAAAGCACGTATAGTACTAAAGAACAGGTAAAATACAATTTGATTAATCTTTTATTAACTAATAAAGGTGAAAGAATTGAAAATCCTGAATTTGGATGCGATATAAAAAAATCTATATTTGATTTTATTAACACGGATAACATTAATAAAATTAATAATAATATAAGAGTTGGTGTACAAACATTTATACCTGAAATAAATTTAGAAAACGTAATTATCTCTCCCGAACCAGATCAAAACTATGTAAATGTAAAAGTTGAATATAGTATGAGAATATCAGGGGAAACGGATGAAATACAAATTAACTTTGAATAATGTCTGAAACAAAAAACATATCGTATTTAAACAAAAGTTTTAGTGATTTTAAATCAACTTTGATTAATCATGCTAAGACTTATTTTCCTACAGTGCATAATGATTTTTCTGATGCATCACCAGGAATGATGTTTATTGAAATGGCATCTTATGTAGGTGATGTTTTATCTTTTTATTTAGACACTCAGTTTCAAGAAAATTTACTTTTATATACAAAAGAAAAAAGCAATGCTTTATCTTTAGCTTATGCTTTAGGATATAGACCTAAAATGTCATATGCTTCGTATGTTGATTTACAAATATCTCAAAGAATACCTTTAGTTACTAATTTATTAAACAATACACAAATTCCAAACAGTAATTATTATATGATAATTCCTGAAAACAGTGTTGTTGAAAGTATAAATGGTGTTAAATTTTTAACTACTGAATTAGTTGATTTTTCAAAAGAAGAAAACAGAACTATATTTTTTGAAGGTACGGGATTCGCTAGAGTTACAAAAACTGTAAAGGCAATTTCAGCAGAAATTAAAACAACTACTGTTGATTTTGGACAAACACCTCAAAAGTTTACAAGTACTACTATATCTGATAACCAAATATTAAATATATTACAAGTAACAGATAGTACAAATGGTATTTGGTATGAAGTACCATATTTAGCACAACAAGGTATTCCACAAAAAGCAACAAACCCAACATATAATACAGATTCTATTCCTTATTTATTAAGTTATATAGAATCACCTAAAAGATTTGTTACTAGGTTTAAAGAAAATGGTGATCTAGAATTACAATTTGGAGCCGGAATTAATTCTTCTTCAGACTCTTCTATATTACCTAACCCAAATAACCTAAGTATTGGTATAGATGCTAATGTATATGATCCAACTAATACATTTAATAGAGCAACAGTAGTAACTACAAGAGAATATGGTTTAGCACCAACAGGCGTTTTAACTATAAAATATCTTGTTGGTGGTGGTGTTGCTTCTAACATTTCATCTAATGAAATTGTAAATAGAAAGTTTAATTTAAATGATATTACTTTTAATGGTAATGTAACATCTCCTCAAAATACTGATATTTTTAATAGTATGATTATAACTAATCCTGAACCTGCGGTTGGGGGAAGAGATGAAGATACTGTTGAAGAAATTAGACAAAATACTCTTTATTCATTCTCTTCTCAAAACAGAGTAGTAACTAAAGAAGATTACATTAATAGAGTACTTAGCATGCCTAGTCATTTTGGATCAGTAGCTAAAGTATACGCAATTAATGACTTTGCCTTATCTCAGAATTCAGGAAATGATCGTTTACTAGATAATAATCCACTATCTATTAGTTTATACACTCTAGGATACAATGCTAGTAAGCAATTAATTATGCCTGCTTCTGTATTGAAAAATAATATTAAAAATTATCTATCACAATATAGAATGGCTACTGATGCTATTAATATTAAAAATGCTTATCATATTAATATAGGTATTAATTTCGATATTTCTGTTTTACCAACATTTAATAATAAAGAAGTATTAAGTAATTGTATAAAAGTCTTAAAAGATAGATTTAGCATTGAAAACATGCAAATAAATAAACCATTAGTTATATCTGATGTAAATTCAACTTTATTACAAATTAAAGGAGTCCAATCAATATCTAAGGTTGAAATTGTAAATAAGTCTGGAGGAGATTATTCTCCATACAGTTATGATATTAGTGGTGCTATTAGAAATAATATATTATATCCGTCATTAGATCCGTCTATATTTGAAATTAGATTTCCTGATGTAGATATACAAGGAAGAATTGTAACTTTATAAATTAAATAAAACATGAACTTAGAAAAATTAAAAGGACATATTCCTGAGGCTGTTATAACTCAGATTCCAGGAGTTATGGAGAAATTCCAAATCAATACCCCATTACGTTTAGCTCATTTCTTAGCACAATGTGGTCATGAATCAGGTGGATTTAGATTAACTAAAGAAAATTTAAACTACTCAGCAAAAGGTTTAATGGGTACATTTAAAAAATATTTTCCAACAGAAGCATCAGCAGCAGCATATGCTAGACAACCTGAAAAAATTGCTAATAAAGTTTATGGCAATAGAATGGGTAATGGTCCTGAAGCGTCTGGTGAAGGTGCTAAATTCTGTGGTCGTGGTTATATTCAACTAACTGGTAAAGATAACTATACTGCATTTGGTAAATCTATTAATGAAGACTTAATAGCAGACCCAACAGTAGTAGCAGGTAAATACGCTTTATTATCAGCTGCATGGTTCTTTAGTAAAAACGGTTTACATAAATTAGCAGATGGTGGTGCAACGGATGCCGTTGTTACACAAATCACTAAACGTGTTAATGGTGGTACTATTGGTTTAGCAGATAGAATTAAACACTTTAAAGAATATCATGCATTGTTAGCATAATATTTAGAATAATACATAATTAAATAGGAGTTTCCGGTTGCTATATTTATATGTAGCATAACCGGAAACTCTTTTACATGGCCATATATAAACTATTTCCTGAAAAGGACGCAACAATTTTCTCATACTATCCTGCAGTTAATACAGGAATAGACGAGATTCTAGAAATCAGCACATTTGAAAGTGCACTTCAAAGCACAAGAGAATCTTCTAGAGCTCTTATTAAATTTTCAACAAGCGAAATAAGTGATATTATTTCAAATAAAGTGTCTGGAAGTAGTTATAAAGCATATTTAAAATTATATTTAGCAAATGCTTCTGAGATCCCATCAGATTATAGAATAATGTGTCATCCTATTTCAGGATCTTGGGATGTTGGTACAGGTCGTTTAGCAAATGCTCCATCCACAACAGATGGTGTAAGTTGGAGTAATAAAACTGTAACAAACACTTGGGTAAGCGGAGGTGGTGATTGGCATGCAACCCCAACGTCTTCTCAATCATTTACTAATAATGATGAAAAAGATATTGAAATTGATGTTACATCAACTGTAGCTGCTTTTTATGCTTATGAAACAAATCCATTTGCAGCTACAAGAATACAAAATGAAGGATTTATTTTAAAACATTCAAGTAGTATAGAGTTCTCAACTGGAAGTTCACCATTTGAATTAAAATATTTTTCATCAGATACTCACACCATTTACCCTCCTTGCTTGGAGATTAGATGGAATGATAGTACATTCGTTACTGGTAGTTTAACTGTAACTAATAATCATAAAGCTGTTGTTTCCTTAAAGAATAACAAATCTGAATTTCAACAAGATTCAATTAATAAATTTAGATTAGGAGTTAGAAATCAATATCCACCAAGAACATTTAATACAAACCAATTATACGTAACCGGGTCTCAATTACTACCTAGTGCATCATATTGGGCTATTAAAGATTTAGATACAGATGAGTGGGTAGTTGATTTTGATACTACTTATACTAAAATTAGTGCTGATCCTACTTCAAGTTTCTTTACAGTTCACATGAATGGGTTACAACCTGAAAGATTTTATAAGGTTTTAATTAAATCTGTAATTGATGGTTCAACTATTGTGTTTGACGAAGATTATATTTTTAAAGTAATTAGATAATGACTAATATAAAAGTTGATAAAACTATTTTAGGAAGAAATGAAAGTGTATTAGATACAAATTTTAGTTTTTTTTCTAGAATTAATGCGACTCCTGATTTTACTATTGAAGATTTTTTCCAATTATATGAGGAATTATTTTATCAAATTCCTAAAGAAGATGAAGTGGAATCTCATAGATATATTTTAAATAAAGAAGCAGAATATTTAGGAGTTCAATTAGCGGACGATATAGATATCCAAGCCTTACTTAATGAAATTACTTCTTTAAGACAACAACTTTTAGAAGCAAAAACAATTATTACAGATTACACAAATAATAAAAAATAATGGCTGAAATAAGGATCATAGGAAATATTAATAGCACTACCCAATCAAACAGATTTGATGGGAAAGATATTGCTTTACTAGGCCAAAATGTGATTGCAAATAACTTTGGATCAAAAAATGATTATGTAGAATATCATGTTAATGACATTTTAGGTAAATCTTTATTCCAATCTTATTCATATCTATCATATAAATCCCCTTCAGATGTCGCTTTAAATTTAGATGGTACTTATTCTTCTTTAGAAATAGATCCTGTAGAAGATTTAAAGAAACAATACAATAATGGTGAGTTTCAAGTAATATATAACTTTCTTAGAAATAAAATAGGAACTCCTGTTTCACCTCTTTTTATTAAAGAAATATCTGATGATAGAACAGAAATTAAAGTTGGTTCTATTTTTTTAAATAACGATTTAATAAAGGAACAAACAGATGTTTTAATTAATGAAATTAATAATACTCCTTATTTAAAATATTATTTAGCAAACTTTAGTAGAAACAATACACCTGTTATTATCAATATTGATTTAGATACAACAGAGGACACATATTATATTCTAATTAAATTTTACAAACCACTATCAGAAAGTATTTCTGTAAAAGATACTTTTTGGATTGTAGATGAGGTTATTGATAGCTATACTTTTACTATTAATTTAGATAAATTATTAATATTAGACGAAGCACCAACTGTTAAAGGACCTAATTTTAGTGTTAAAGTTGATTTTAACAACATAAGTACACCTTATCACAATTATAATAGTTTAATTAATCAATTAACAGGTTCTAATTCTGGTTTTATTAACCAATATTTAGAAGGATCTATTGACATTAATATAGATTATACAGATTTTAATGATTTTATTAGACTTAGTTCAGCTGAAAGTAGAATTTCAAACTTTGTAAATAAAGTTACTACAATTCAAAAATATGAAGCTACTTCATCAATTATAAATTCTAGTAATTTATCTAATAAAGCAACCGAATTAGCTTATTATTCATCAAGTATTAATTCAATTATTACTGGTTTTGATGGATATGAAAAATATATGTATTTTGAATCAAGCTCATATGCTTATCCAAAAACAACCAGCACTAAACCATTCATACCATCATCTGTAACATCATCTATTGTTACTAATTGGTATAATGGTAGAATAGTAGCAGCACAGGATTTTGATTTAGATAATCAAGACCATTTAATACAATTAATTCCTAGCTATCTTCTTGAAGACCCAGAAAATTCTCCATACTTAACATTTGTTAATATGATGGGTCAGTATTTTGATAACATATGGATTTATTTAAAATCAATAACAGATTTATATAAGAATGATAACAACCTTGAAGAAGGTATATCTAAAGATATTGTATTTCATGCCTTACAATCATTAGGAGTTCATCTATATAACAACAAAGCTGATGTAGACTTAGATTTAGCTTTATTAGGAGCTAATAGTGGTAGTATTGGGGATTTAGATAATATTCCTAAAAAAGATTTAGTAGCCGAAGTATATAAAAGAATATACCATAATATTCCTTTACTATTTAAATCAAAGGGTAGTAATAAAGGATTAGATCATTTAATTACTGTATTTGGTATTACAGGTAGTATTTTACCTATTAAAGAATATGGGGGTAATACAAAACAAAATACATTACTAGACAGTAATAGTGATAAAATCAGAGTCGTTACTACACAAATTACAGGAAGTGTTTTATCTCCTTATGTACGTCTTGAAGAAGAATCAACTAACATT